CTTATGGCAAAGTTCCGCGCCTTGGTACAATTGGAAAGAATCACATTCAGAGCAGCTTATCTTTTGTATAAGCTGTTCTTTTTCTTGCTGCTCTGAATATGATACTTTCCTTAAGAATTGTATCACAGGGATGAGGGCAAAACAATATGACAGTGGGAAAGGAGGGGTGAAGGAATGTGGATTTCAAAAAAGAAGTGGCAGGCCCTGGAAAAAAGAGTAAATGACCTTGAAGGGCAAATTCAAAGCCAGCTAATCAATTTTGCGCCGAAGTTCCTAATTGATGGCATCACTGCCAATAGTGACTGCGATGATTTGATCAAAAAACACAACGAGATACTGAAACGGTATTTTGCTGGTTCCATTGATTAATGTTGCATTTTCTGGCAGAACACAGCCATCATTTCCATCAAGACGTGTGGGGTCTGGAATTTCATTGATTTCACGATAAGAAGCAATCATAGGAAGGGGGTAGAAGGCGATGAGGCGACAGAAGGACCTGGACAAATACAATAATGATTTGCAGTGGGACAAGTTTGCGGATCAGCTTCTGTGGGCACTCTGCATCATAGTCTTACTGCTGACGGCGGCATACATATACAGGTACATGCAGGTGTGCGAGTTAATACGGATGCTGGGAAGGATGTAAGATGTTTGAGAACCATGACAATAAAAAACGCCCCTGAAGCTACGGGAATAGCTTCAGGGGCAGGTCATTCGCAGACCAAAAAACACTATGGTTATTATACCTGCGGATGACCGAAAAGTCAAGGCATGAGGCGGATTTTCCCCCGCCAGATGACTTGATAAAAGGGATTAGACTTAGCAGGGAGTGGACAGATGCACAGATACAAACAGATAGAGTATAAGGCGGGCGCCACGATAGAGATAGTCAAATGCATCCCAAGGAAATACCGGGGAGGAAAAGGCACACCAAGGGCAAAGAAGACCAGGGAGGAAATACAGGAGGCCAACATGAGGCAGGCAGCCCGGAAGCTGGCCAGAAAGATCAATGCGAACTTTAGGCCAGGGGACTGGCATGTGACATTAACCTATAAGGACAAGCCCACCAAGGAGGAGGCGCAGGAGTACATCGCAAATTTCCTTGACCGGATGCGGGATAGGTACAAGAGGCGTGGACATCCGTTGAAGTATGTCCTGGTTACGGAGTACAAGGGAAAGCGGATACACCACCATGTCATCTTAAACAACATCAACGATGGGAAGAGGACCACGGCAGACTTTGTGAGGGAGATATGGAAGGGAAGGGGGAACCCGAAGTTTGTATCCCTCTATGACAGCGGGGAGTATCAGCAGCTGGCCGATTACTTAATCAAGGAGACGGAAAGGACCTTCCGTGAAGAGGACTGCCCGGTCAGGCAGCGGTATTCCTGCTCCAGGAACCTGATAGAACCGCCACCCAGGTATAAGACCGTGAAGGTAAGGAAGGGATGGGAGATGGACCCAAAGCCAAGGACAGGTTATTACATCCTGCCAGACAGCCTGTATAACGGATTTGACAAGGCGGGGTATCCATACCAGAGATACGTAATGGTAAAGATCAGACCAAAGGAAAGTGACTGGGAGCCGGAAAGGAGGAGGGAACGGTGCAGGACGTGAACATCTACATAGGGACATCCTTCCATGGGCCTGCCAGACGGGACGGGGAATACATATACATCCTGGAACATATCCGGGACGGGATACCGATAACCAGGGAAGGGATGGGAAGGCTGGAGGGAGTCACTGAGAACCAGCTGGCGCTTACGGCCCTGGCAGAGGCCCTGGACCGCATCAACTGTCCATGCAGTCTTAGGGTCCATACGTCATGCCAGCATATCCTTAACAGCATGCAGAACAGCTGGGCCAGACAGTGGCAGAAAAACGGATGGAAGACGGCGAAGGGGACGGAAGTCAGGAATACAGACCTATGGGCCAGAATCATGGGGCAGCTGGACCGGCACCGGTACACCTTCACGGATGGGGATCATACATACAGTGGATGGATGGAGGGACAGCTGAAGCCAGATGGAAGGAAACATGGTTAAAAACCCGGGAAGCCAGGTAAGGACCGGGAAGGGACAGCCCTGGGAATCAGGACGTATAAGCAGAATAATCAACCTCATGCCGGACGGCGGGAGCCTGGCCATCAGCAGGGGGAATGGGACATGGAGGATTGAATGCCGCATAGACGGACGCCTGCTGCTCAGGGCGGAGGGACAGGAACCAGGGGGACACCTGGAATACATAGAGGACCTATTAAAAAAACTGAAAGGATTTGAGGGAGATGCGTGATATGCCGGAAAGGATCCAGGGATGTATCAGACCCCTGGAAATGGAAGCCTTTAAACACAAAATAAGGAGGATGGGAGGAGGCAGGATGATTGGAATCATGCCGGTCACCCTGGCCAAAAGGAAGATGGAAGTGGTTAATACCACATATCCACATGTCATTACATTGGCATATAGGAACAGACGCGGGGAAATCAAGGAGACAAGCGTGGGATGGCCCCAGGCGGCCCTGTTGAACCGGATGACGCACGATGAGCTGTTCCAGGAAGTGAAACGGATGCAGGAAGAGAAAGGGCTGCGATACTATGAGAGCCCGGTAAAAGAAGGGAAATCCAGGATCAGCCGGAAACGGCTAGCCCCATTAATCGTGTGGTACAGGGAATACGGCATGACATACACCCGGATTGCCTACATGACCGGGATATCCGCCAGTCTGGCGAGGGACATATATCTGAAGGAGGGTAAACATGTTTGATAGGTTCGGAGAATTTGACAGCGCGGACGAGATGAACCGTGCAGCGGCAGCACAGCGCAAGGAAGGCGATATGGATGCCATCCTTGCAATCGCAGAGGAAAACGGGATAGACAGGGAGGATGCAGAGGATTTCATAGCAGGGGATGTGGCGGCATTCGTCACGCCGCTGATGGCTGCTTATGGAAAACTGGAAATAGAGAGTGCGGAGCTGCATCCATATGAAATCATGGAGGACTGGCTGCAGTACATAAGGATACGGTGTGCGGAGGACCCTGGGATGGCAACCGCGGTCAGGAGACGGGGGAAAAGCCTGAAGGGATGCATGGCGGCCCTGCTGACGTGGAGCATGAAGAACCAGGTGGACGTGGATAAGGACATCCTGAAGGCCGTGGGGATCACCTACAAGGTGACATTGGGAATCCCGGGCATGGGAAGGGCCAAACAGATCATAACGGATTACTATCTTGGGAGGTGATGGGGATGCATGCATATAAAGGATTCAATGCGGACCTTACCTGTACATGCGGGAACGGGAAATTCCAATACAGGGTAGGGGAGACCATAAAGGAAGGATATTCAAAGGCCCAGCGCACCGGCGCACATTGCGCGGAAAACCCACTGGAATGCCTGCGCTGGTACCCGCTTGGATGTGGGAACCGGTACTTCCTGGTCGATGCATCCGGAAGCCTGGATGAACTGGGAGGGGATGACACACAGCTTGCCTGTACGGAGATGACGCTGCTCAAGGAGCTGTCACTCAAGGAATTTGCAGGGCATGCCATGATGTACATGGTCAGGCATCCCTTAAGGGCCTGGGAGATGGAACGGAGCCACATAAGCGTGAGGCGTGACAGGGCAGAGGCCGGGTGGGATGGGAGCATCGCAATCGCCCGCGGCCCCAGCCCAATGGTGAGGGGAAGGGAAGGGGCCATACTCGGACTCATCCGGGAGGAGGATGGGACCATAAAGGATGCCAAGCTGTTTGAAGTGAAGGGGGACATCCGGCCGGACACATGGTACGGACTGGAAGACAGGGAACCGAAGGAGGTAAGCCATGAAGCGTAAGGCGGTCTTAAGACTCACACCCATCAGGCCTACGGAAAAAGGGAATGTGGTGACCGTACAGACCACGGAAGGGATACTGGTCCTGAACTGCTGGAAGGACCGGCGCCTGGCAGGAAGGTACTGCATGAACCTGGAGACCACGGAGTATGCGTGTTACTTTGAGGAGGAAGGGAACTGGAGGGAGACCAAGCTGGGAGCACTTCTTGATGGCGGCCCTTATTTTGGATGGTATTCCTATTATAGCCTCAGTAAGGAAACAAAGTTCGAGCCAGCATCAGATGAAGCCATGGTCATGGACATCCTTAAGGAAAGACATCCCTACGGGAACGATGCCATCGTTGCCATCGGACGGCTGGAGGAGGAGTACAGTTCAGATAAGAGGATAGCAAAGGAAGGACGCAGGCTGCAGAAAATCCGGCAGAAGATGGACAGGGTACCTGAACTGCCGGAGGACTTCGGGGAATGGATACACAAAGTGGCCGCACAGGAGATGGACTATGCCTTCTTCGACAAGGAAAAAAGCCGTTGGGGATGCACATCCTGCGGGAAGTCATATGAGGAAGGACGGGTTACCGGAGGGGATAGGAAAAAGAAGATCCGTAACAATGACCGGTTCGTATGCCCGGTATGCGGGAAAAGCATCCAGGCAAAGAAGCGCGCCAAAGGGATCGCACTCAATACACATGCGGTCCTGCTCCAGGATACCGGACCGGACATGGGGGTTGCAAGGCATCTTGACATACGGATTGAATGGGAAGGGCACAGACGGACCGTGAGGACCTCAGAGGCGGTGCGCATCCTGCTGCTACGGGACAATCCGAAATATGCGTGCGAACTGTATTATAACCAGGAATACAAGAGCAGCTGGGGGAACCAGGGGGCATATTTTGACAATAAGAACCCGGCCAACCGCAGGATTTCGGAAGGCTACCTATATCCAGGTGATGGGATCGCGCAGGCACTGGCGGGTACCGTTTACGGACCATGGACCCGGATATTCATGCAGATGGCAGAGGCAGGGCTTGAACTGGACTACAACCGCATGATGTATATCCAAGGGAACCGGAAGATGATAGGAATCACGGAACTACTGTTCAAGGGCAGGTTCCAGCGCCTCCTAAGGGACACCATTGGTGGGATATCATTCTTTTCCGCGGACTATTCCGGGCCATTGAACATCCATGGACAGGACATCGAGGATGTGTTCGGGATACAGGACCGTCAGAAGATCAACCGCATCCGTGAATGCAATGGGGGAGTGGACATCCTTAACTGGATGAAGTGGTCAGAGGGGACAGGGAGGAGGATTGACCAGGAGACCCTGGAGTGGCTGACGGAACAGAAAGTGAAGATCAACGATGTCACCTTCATCGTGAATCGGATGTCCCCCAGGCAGGTCATGAACTACATAGAGAAACAGCGGGCTGGGCAGTACAGGAATAAAAGCCCCAGGAGCATCATAAGCCAATGGGAGGACTATATCAGCATGTGCGGGAACCTGGGGAAGGATGTGCACGATGAGATGGTATACCGCCCCAGGGAACTGAAACGCCGCCACGATGAGGCGGTGGAGGAAACCCGCAAGCGGAGGATGATGGAGCAGCTGAAGCGGGACAGGAAGGCAAATGCGGAGATGGCCAGGAAAATGCGGGAGAAATACCCTGGCGCCGAGGAGATACTGAAGGAGATTGCCCCCAAATATGAATACAGGGGGGAGCAGTACATGATCATGGTACCAAGGAACCTGTCCCAGATTGCGGCGGAAGGTGCCGCCCTCCATCACTGCGCCGGTTCCAGCGAACGGTATTTTGAGCGGATCATGCAGAGGGAGACCTATATCTGCTTCCTGCGCAGGATGTCAGAACCGGAAATACCATACTATACCATCGAGGTGGAGCCGGGAGGGACAATCAGGCAGCATAGGTCATACCTGGACGAGGAACCTGGGATTGAGGAAATCAGGGGGTTCCTGAGGGAGTGGCAGCGGGTAATCAGGAAACGCCTGACGGAGGCGGACCACAAGCTGGCCAGGGAAAGCGCCATCAAGCGCCAGAAGAACATAGAGGAACTGAAGGAGAATAACAACACCAGGGTACTGAAAGGCCTGGAGGAAGATTTCATGGAGGCCGTATAAATGGAAGGGTTATATAGGTTTGCTGGTTACAGCGATTACAAGGCTGCATTCGATGCAGAGGTACAGCGCACGGAGCTGGGGTTCGTCCGGATCGGTTACATGCTCCGGGTGGCGCAGGACACGGACATCCTGCAGGAATCCGGATACAGGAGCATGGAGGAATTTGCATGGGAGGAATACCGCATTGACAAGTCCCAGGCATCCAGGTTCATCAACATAAACCGCCGTTTCTCCATTGACGGGTATTCAGACCAGCTGTGCGGGCAGTACCAGGGATACGGGGTGGCCAAGCTTGGGGAGATGCTTTCCCTTCCGGATGAGGTGATCGAGGTCCTTCCGGAGAAGCTGACCCGTGCTGAGATCCAGGAAGTGAAACGGGAAATCAAGGAGGAGCAGAAGGTAACCGACCTGGAAGTGATGATGGAGGAGCCGGCCTCACAAGGAGGCAGCCTGCTTGAGACATGGATGGAGGCCTACTTCAAGGAAAATCCGGAGGGATTCCTGCATATCCAGGGGCTATATGCTGACCGGCTACCAGACGGACCAGAGACCGCCATGGGAATCCTGGCCCCATCCGGTCAGGCCGCGCTGATGGCCCGCATCCCAGGGACAGGGAAACTGATGCTGGCCATCCGGGGGAAGGACATGCCCCTGGAACTGCTGAACATCCGTACCAACAGCAAGGAGACCTACAGCTGGGAGGAGTGCATACAGGCACTTAAACATACCGGACCGGAGACGGGGGACCCAATACAGGCATATGAGTCCATCTACAATATCCCATATCCGGAGAAAAAAACAGAAGTTGCACCGGTGCAACCGGGACATACAACCCAGAAGGCGGGGCCGGAGCCTAAAAAGCCGGTGGATGGCACGGAAGCGAAGAGGACACGGCAGGCTGCCCCGGAACCGGACAGACCAGGACCGGAAGAAAAGAAGGATGTGGAGCCTCAGGAACCGGAAGGGGATACCGGGGATTTCCCAATGCCAAGACCGGAACCGGAACAGATGGAAATAGAGAACTATCCGGATGTAATACCGGAAAACCACATCACATGCCATGACGGTACTGAGGTGATAACACCAAAGGAGTCAATCCGGGATGAGGGGGCAAGGCTGGCAGAGGAAGTCATGCTGTGGATGAAGACGGGGACCATGGACTATATCCAGGAGACAGGCCGCCAGATAACCAGACTGGGGCAAATCATAGGGGAGCTGATAGGGAATGAAGAGCATCGTTGAGAAGGAACCGGCCACCCAGTGCTTCCTGTGCGGGGTCTGGGGGCCGTTGGAAAAACATCATATCTTTGGAGGGAACCCGAACCGGAAATAGTCGGAAAAATATGGCCTGACGGTACATCTCTGCAGGACATGCCACAGAGACAATAAGAAGGGGGTACATGCAGATGCGGAAGCTGCGGGAAGGCTGCACCGGATTGGGCAGGCAGCATTTGAGGAAGGACATTCCAGGCAGGAGTTTTATGACATTTTTAAGCACTATTATCTGGATGGGGAAGAAACACAGGAGAAGACGGATAGGATGCAAGGCCTGCGTCTGCTTACGGAGGAAGGACAGGGCAGAGGCATTACTGGGTAAGGTGGCCAGGTTCACGGACCGGGTGCCATGCCACCTCTGTGACCTGACGGATCCCTATGAACTATGCCCTAACATGGACAACCCAGAGGACTGCCCACAGATGGAACATGCTGTCACGGTTAAGAGTGTATCATTAAGCCACGTGGACGGGAAGCTGCTATATACCATCAATGGGGCATATGAGTTTTCCGAGGAGGAAATACAAAGGAGCGTACGGTTTGGAACATCAGACATACAGGTTGGCCCTGAAGGATGCAAGGTCCATAGAAAGCATGCCGGAAGACGCAGGACCGGCTGAATACCTGGGGAAGGAACCGGCCGGAAACCGGACCTTCCTGCTCTATAGGGACCGGCTGGGGAACTACTGGTATAAGACGGTATTCAGGACGGCAGAGGGCTACATATCGGAATATGAGTCCGTCTTTGGGAAAAAGAAAAGGAGAGGAAAATGAACCGTGTAATATTGATGGGGAGATTGACAAGGAACCCGGAAGTCAGATATACGCAGGGGGAAAGGCCGATGGCAGTTGCCAGATACACCCTTGCCGTGGACAGAAGAGGACGCAGGGGACAGGATGGGGGAGAGCAGACAGCCGATTTCATCAACTGTGTGGCATTTGACCGCGCAGGGGAATTTGCAGAGAAGTATTTCCGCCAGGGAATGCGGGTGCTTGTATCGGGCAGGATACAGACGGGAAGCTATGTGAACCAGGAGGGACGGAAGGTATACACGACGGAGGTCATCCTGGATGATCAGGAGTTCGCGGACAGCAAGGGAGCGTCGGGCAGAGGTCCGGAGCAGCGGCAGGTCCAGGGAACGGACATTGGGGACGGATTTATGAGCATTCCGGATGGCATAGAGGACGAAGGACTGCCATTCAGTTAGAGAAGGGGAAACAAATGACAGTGAGTGAGCATATACGAGAATCGGATGATGTAGAAATGTCTGTGGTTATTGCGTTCTGCATTGTGGAGTATCTGTTAAATAAAACAGTAAACAACAAGGTAAGCATGATAGGCGAGATTGCTTCCAGATTCGAGGTAGGAAACAGGATAGAGATATGGGGCCGCGTACAAAGTCGCGAATACATCAAAAAAACGGAGCGAGACAGAAACGGAGATACGCACTGCTTATGAAGTATCAGCGCTGAAACTGAAGAGAGGAGAAGGCAATGAAATGTGATATGTGTGATTGCTGCACATCCAAGACTGTCAAAATCAAAAACAGGAAAAATGGAACTGAGCTGAATATATGCCGAGGCTGCGCCGTGCAGAATGGATTTATAAAAAAGCCGCCAGGTACCCACTGGGAATGCAGATATTGCGATTGCACCAGAGGGGTTCCGTGTGCAGACGAGCCGGATTTTATGGTATGCGCCCGGTGCGGAGCTGAGTGGGAAGATTGTAAGGTGTTGGTTGACGATGAAAAGTATTAACTATTTTCGGATGGAGGCAGAGGGATGACCACGGAAAAGAAAATAGAATTGATTGCTGACAGATACGGATATGAGCCGCAAAGCCGACAGTGCATTGAAGAGATGGCGGAGCTCACCCAGGCAATTAATAAGTATTGGAGAAAGCGCAATTTCGGAGGAAATTTAAGGTGGATGATGGCAGTTATTTAATCCATAATACTGACATCTACAGTATTAACATTTCTGGGAGGATGAGTATGACGGAGGATATTACATATTGCACGAAACAGAATTGTGGTTATCTGCGCTGTGAAAGAAATCAGAAGCATATTAAGCTACCGATTCCACACAGCTATGCGAAGCTGGAGGGAACGGAATTTTGTTATAAAAATCGTGAAGGCGTTGGAGGAATTGTATATCAACAAGATTAACGTTTGCTTAACATGAGCGTGCTTTACAGATTTTACATGTTTTTGTCAACCAAATCGTTAAGCTGGCATATCGGCTATACGGTGCAAGGACGAACGAGGGACCTTGTAAAAAAATCTCTGGAGCAAAAACCAGATAGACAATAAAAAAGAGGGTGAGCTGATAACGCGCCGAGAAAGCAACGGGAGCGCCATGCCAAAGTTGGACGGTAGCCGGGGCCGTTGATTGGGCTAAAGCCAAAGCTGGGAGCCAGTACCGGCAATTATTCAAAATCGTTATTTTGAAAACTAAGAAAGGAGCCGTTCCCCGGCCGGGAAAGCATATGCGGAACCTTTTGAGATGATAATTGGATTGCACGATGCAGAGAAAGATTATTTTAAGCATGGGAAGAATTTCCCCAATTTGGCTTTAATGAAAATCTCGGCGTGGCATAAAGCGCATGGCGATAGCGTCGAGTGGTGGATTCCGACAATGCATTACGATAGGGTATATAGTAGTAAAATATTTGATTTTACGCCGAATAACCCATATCTTCCAGAGGACGCGCTCCGGGGAGGAACTGGATACCGTGACATACCAATGAACCAGGAACTTGCGCCAAAAATTGATGCCATGTTCCCCGATTACGCCATCTATCCAGAATGTGATTATGCTATTGGTTATCTAACCCGTGGATGTCCCAATCACTGCCGCTGGTGCGTGGTGCCAAGAAAGGAAGGGCAGATAAGGTCATATAGGCGCTGGCAGGACATCGTGAGGCATGACACTGATAAGCTGGTGCTGATGGATAACAACATATTAGCCTGTGAGCATGGTGTAAAGCAACTTGATGGCCTGATTGGGAGCGGGTATCGGATTGACCTAAACCAGGGGATGGATGCGAGGCTGGTAACGGATGATATAGCTGATATCCTTTCCAGGCTTAAATGGATTCGGTTCATTCGGTTCTCTTGTGACCAAAAGTCACAGATAGAGCCGATTAGGCGCACAATAGAGTTGCTAGGTAAACATGGTGTAAAGCCATACAGGATATTTATATATCTGTTAGTAACAGCAGACCTTGTTGACGCATCGGAGCGGGTAGGGGAGCTGAAGGGATATAGAGCAATTAATCTGTATGCCCAGGCCGAGCGGAATGAGCGTTTAGGAGTAGTCCCAAATGAGGGACAGTTGGAGTTTGCACAGCGGTATGTCTATGGTGGCAGTTACCGGAAAGAGACTTGGGAAGAATATTGTCAACGGAATAGATTTAATTTTCAGTATTAAGATTTAGTGAAAGAAGGTAAGAAAAGTGAAAAAGACTGACGTGGAATGGAAAGCACGTATTTTTAAAGATAAGGCGCTAAAACCTGCGATAAAAGACCAGTTGCAAATCATTGCCAAGGTAGTACTTTGTAGCAAAGAATTAAAAATTGAACACTATAAAGATATAGTTTATGCAGATGGAAAAACAAAATTATTTGACCAATTCCCATCGTGTAAGCAAGGGCAGCATAAGTATTGTCCCGCAAAGGGGAAGAGGTATAGAGGGTATGTAACACCTGGGGGATATATGTTTTTCGGAGACAGCGAAATTGAGATATACTGCAAAGTTATTGCTGCATTTGCTAACGAGGAATCGCCATTAATCATTCCTTTTAGCGAAAATTAGGATTTGGAGGACATGATGGAAGAAGAATGGAAGGAATGTCAGAGCTGTTATTATTATGTTTTTGGAACAGATAAAGAACACTGTAATAGATGTGTGGAGTCAGTGAATGAAAAAGGAATAGACGGTTTCGCTGGATATTGGAAACCTATTTACGAAGATTAAAATTTCCGGGGAACAGGAGGAAGGATAAAATAAAATGAAAATTAACATTTGAGATTTGGAGGATATGATGAAAGTTGTAGATGTAAAAAAAGAGCTGTTTGATAATAAAATACTTATCTTGGCATCAGATATCATGTCACTCAGTCGTGATAATACTCGTCTTGACGACAGATACGTAAACCTTATCAGGAGTAAGGCGCTTGCCATACTTACAAAGTGTGATGATTATTTGTTAAGAGATAATCTGCAAAGTTAAGATTTTCGGAGGGAGTATACCATGAAAATTATTAGGAAATTCCGAAATGCAATTACACCACATTATCTTATAGTCGGACACTATTCCGGCAAGGTGATTGGGTGTTGCTGTGGAAAAACCGGGAAAAAAAGCGTTCTTACGGAGGAACCGTTGAGTACTTTTAAGCGGGTAAGTAAGCGGAAATGCCCGATTTGCAAAGAGTTTGGGCTTATCCGCTAAACTGAGATTTGTGTGATTTTGAAAGGACAAAAAGAATGGCTAAAATAAAGCTTGAAATGGAACATGGCATTATGTATGAGTGTCCTAACTGTGCCGGAGAGGTTGAGATGGGACAGGACTATTGTCAAGATTGTGGAGAACCACTGGAATGGGTGGAGGATTTCTATGAGAAAGAAAGCAGATAGTAAACAGGCCAAAGCCAACAAGGTCCTGCGGACATCGGCCGTGGCGGCATCGGCTGAATCGGCCATCAGGGAACCGCCGCCGGACACGTGACCTGTCAGGATGCCGGCCTATGCTTATACCAGCCTGTGCCCGGTCCCGGGACTGCGCCGGCCGCCGAAGGGAGTGATGATACATGGCATCAAGACCCGTGTACTATGACCTGTATGATTGTGGCCGATATGACGGCCGGTACAGAGCAGCGGAGCTGATGGTAATGCTGGGCATCCGGCACCGGCAGCAGATTGAGCATTACAGTGATGTGGGTATCCTGTACCAGAAGAGGTACCGGATGGTACGGGTGGAGGACAGCGAAGAGTCAGTACTGGCCAATGAGTGAGACCGGTTGACGCAAGCGTTGAAGGGATGCGGGTACGATTTGGGCAGGATACCGATTGTGGTATCTAGGGATAAGCGGAAGTGGGGGTGATGCCGATGGACAAAGACATTCTAGTGGTGTATGCAGATGCCAGGGCCAGGATAAAGCTGGTGCGGGAACAGACGGAGAAGAAGCGCCGTAGGCTTGAGAAGCTGGAGCAGAAGGGAGTACGGGTATCGGATTCCGTGTCCTGTGGGAAGAGAGGAAAGAAACCGCTGGGAACTGTGAGGATTACGGGTTACCCGGTTCCTGAACATGACAGAGCCAAGAGGGAATATGAGAAGCAGTATGGCAATTTGATGCGGGAGGAACAAGAGCTTCTGGAGCTTCAGACGCAGGTGGAGGAGTACATAACCGGTTTAGATGATATTGAGATACGCAATATAATGACCCTGTATTATGTGGAGGACATGACCTGGATACAGGTGGCGCACGGCATGAACCGGATATATCAGAGTAAGAGCCGATGCTATACAGCAGATAGTTGTCGAGGAAAGCATGACTATTATTTAAAGAACTTTTAGTTTTCACGGTTTTCACGGTTTTAATGTGGTAGACTTTAAACTGGGAGTGGTGTAAAGACCGCTTCCAATCCTCCCCACAAATAGCGGCTGCCAGGTGTCATACCCTGGTGGCTGATGCCCCCTACTGCATTGGTGTGTGGTCGGGTATTGTTTTTTTTCAGCCCTGTGCGTTTGCCGATGCATGGGACATAAAATGCAGTGTACTGGCGCATCGGGTATCCAGATACTGGATACTTAGATGCAGGTACGCAATTTCAGGAACGTACCCCAGTGTCCTTCGGGCCTGGGGTCTTATATTAACAGCAGGGCATCCTTAGCGGGTGTCCTTTGCTTATGCTCCGACTATTGTCAGACAATTATACAAATTGGGTCCTTTTGGGACACAAAAATCCAATGCGGGTCGTCGAGCGCATAGGTTTGCTAGTTTTGGGAGAAAAAAATGGGGCATTTCGTTTCGCCAGACAGGAGGAAATAGATGGAAAAAATAGACATAGAGCAGGAAATCCAGGTATCCTCTGAGGATTTGGGGAAGCTGTTCGGCCTCACATCCAGACGGGTCCAGCAGCTGGCCAAGCAGGAGGTCCTTCCAGTGCTGCGGCAGAAGCCCTATGCGTTTAACCTGTATGAAAGTATAACGGCTTATACAAAGTACCTGGGCGAGCAGATTAAGGGAAGGGAATCCAGAAGCTCAAAAACAGCACAATCAAAGAGGCTGGAGGCAGATACGGACCTGAAGCGGGCCAAAGCAGACATGGCCGCCCTGCAGTTAGCGGAGCTGGAAGGGAGGATGCACAGCAGCGAGGATGTGGAGGCGGTCATGAATGACCTGGTCTTCGCCATCCGGTCCATGGTCATGGCGCTGCCCGGCCGGCTGGCCATGGATGTGGCAAGGGCGTCAACGGCCAATGAAGCGTCCGTGCTGATCCGGGCGGAGTGCTATAAGATCCTAAATGAATTATCGGAATACGGATATGATCCCGGGGTCTACCGGCGGCGGGTAAGATCCCGTAAGGGATGGGAAGAAAACAGTGACGCAGAAAGAGAAGAAACTTAATGCGGTCGTAGGCAAAGCCGTCCGGAACTTCAAGCCGCCGGAGGAGCTGACTGTAGCCGAATGGGCTGACAGGTACCGCCGCCTGTCCCCTGAGAACGCCGCCGAAGCCGGTCCATGGAGGACTTCCAGGACACCGTACCTGAGGGAACCGATGGAAGCGTTCACGGATCCGAAGGTGCAGAAGATCGTCATGGTGGCTGCTTCCCAGGTAGGAAAAAGTGAGATGGAGCTGAACATCATTGGATACATCATGGACCAGGATCCGGGATCCATCCTGTTTGTCCAGCCAACACTGGATGATGCCAAGAAATTTTCAAGGCTGCGTATTGCTCCTATGATCCGGGACAGCAAAGCCTTAAGAAAAAAGGTGAGTGATGTAAAGTCCAGGGATGCAGGAAACACAATCCTGCAGAAATCCTTCCCCGGAGGGATGCTCACAATCACAGGCTCCAACAGCGCTTCTGCCCTGGCATCCACACCTGCCCGGTATATCCTGGGTGACGAGCGCGACCGCTGGGCAGACAGTGCCGGCACCGAAGGCGATCCATGGGCATTGGCGGAAGCCAGGCAGGCAACGTTTTACAATGCCAAGGCGGTAGAGGTATCCACCCCGACCATCAAAGGGGCCTCCAACATAGAAACCAGTTACCAGCAGGGGACGCAGGAACGCTGGTGCCATCAGTGTCCAGAGTGTGGGGAATACGGCGAAATCCTATATGCCCGGATCAAGTTTGAACATACGGTAAAAAAGATACACGGGAAGAACGTGTATGATGTCAAAGAGCCTATTGAATGGATCTGCCCCCACTGCGGCTGCCTGATACCGGAGGGCGTCATGCGCCGACAGCCGGCCAAATGGATTGCGGAAAACCCGGAAGCGTACGGGAAGGGCGTGCGTTCCTTCTGGCTGAATGCGTTTTCCTCCCCATGGACCCCCTGGAAGAAGATCGTATTGAAGTACCTGCAGGCCCAGGGTGACACGCAGCGGATGAAGGTTGTATGCAACACGCTCCTGGGTGAACTTTGGGAGGACCGGGGGGACATCCCGGACGAGGAAGCGATGCTTGACAGGAGGGAAGACTATGGGACCAACAAGGACGGGTCCCCGGTGGAAGTACCGGAGGGCGTGCTGGTGCTGACCTGCGGTGTCGATACGCAGGATAACCGCCTGGAGTATGAAGTGGTGGGACATGGATACCATGGGGAAACATGGGGGATTAAGAAGGGGTATATCATGGGGAAACCGGATACGGACGAGGTTTGGAACCAGCTGGATGATGTAATCGACCATATCTATTACTTCAAGGACAGCAGACGCGGGCTGCGGATTTCGTTTACCTGTATCGATTCGGGGGGCCATTACCCACAGGAAGTCTATAAGCGCTGCCGGATGCGGAGGGAAAAGCGGGTGTTCGCGGTCAAAGGGCGTGGCGGTGAGGGAATCCCCTTCATTACCCCGCCGTCCAAGGTGGCGCTGAAAGATAATAAAAAGATTACCTGCTGGCTGTATGTGCTTGGAGTAGACTCAGGTAAGGAAACGATCATGTCAAACCTGAAGGTGGAAACGCCGGGAGTAAAGTACTGCCATTTCCCGGAAGGGGAGGGCTACGGATATGATTCCTATTACTTCAACAGCCTGCTGTCAGAGAAGCTGGAGCTGACTAAAAGCAGGCGTGGGAAGCACTGGGCATGGGTGGTGCTCCCGGGGCATGAACGGAATGAGGCGCTGGACTGCCGCAACTATGCGATGGCGGCCCTGCGGATCCTGAACCCGGACATGCAGGCGGTGGAGCGTAGGTTAAAAGAAAAGCCGAAGCCGACACCGCCCCAAAAGGCGGCTGCCATGTACAGAGCGCAGAAGACGGCACCGGCAGAACAGATGTTTGATGACTGGTAAGGAGACAGGGAAATGAGATTAAGGATACGGATCCAGGAAGAACTGAAGGAAACAAGGGAGCGCCTGGCACTGTACATAAAACGCGAGCGGGACATGCTTAACAGGGGCGTGCAGAGCTACGGGATTGGAACGCATAACCTGAAACGGTATGACACCGACCTGGCGGACATACAGGCCATGATTGACAGGCTGGAAAATAAGATTGAGGAACTGGAAGCGGAGTTAAACGGTCAGTCGGCCCGTAAAGCGGTGGGCATTGTGATGAGGGACTGGTAAAGGTGAGGATGTTACATGAGGCATAAAGCAGCGGGAGGTGAGTACAATCCGATACGATAAAGAGATGGGGATGTATCTGCCGGACGGCGTGCGCCCCCGGAACAAAGGATACGGGGAAGCGGGAGCCAGTTGGAAAAAGAGGGCGCTTAAAGGCTTTAACGCTCCCAGCGGTTCTCCGCGGGAAGACATTGATTACCATAACTTCACCCTGCGCCAAAGGGCCAGGATGCTGTACATGGCGGCCCCGATCGCAACGTCTGCTGTCAAGACGAACCGCACGAACGTGGTCGGGGTGGGCCTGAAATTAAAGAGCCGGATTGACCGTGAGGTGTTAGGCTTGGGGCCGGAGCAGGCGGAGGCGTGGCAGAAAAAGACGGAGCGCGAGTTTTCGCTTTGGGCGGAAAGTAAACAGGCGTGTGATGCGACCGGGCTCAATAACTTTTACGGGCTGCAGCAGCTGGTCCTTGTATCATGGCTGTTATCCGGGGACTGTATTGGAGTGGTCAAGCAGTATCCGACAAACTGGAGATATCCGTACGCGCTGCGTGTCCACCTGATTGAAGCGGACCGCATTGCGACCCCGTTGGAGTGCGGTTCCGGCATGTCAGTCCATTACACAACCGGAAGGAACAGGGATAACGGGAATGCCATCTATGACGGCGTGGAGGTAGACAAGGACGGGAATGTGGCGGCATACCATATCCGCAGCACCTACCCGTTTGAGGTCGGGAACACAGGCACCGTATGGACCAGGATACCGGCATATCAGGAGCATACAGGGCTGCCTAACGTAATCCATGTGATGGACAGTGAACGCCCGGACCAGTACCGGGGCGTGAGCTATCTGGCGCAGATCATCGAACCGCTGCTCCAGTTACGCAGGTATACAGAGGCGGAACTGACAGCCGCGGTAATCCAGTCCTTCTTCACCGCCTTCATCAAGACGGACACAAGCAAGTCGGAGGTCCCATTCAACGAGACAGGGATGCAGGAGCCGGGAGAACAGAGGGACCCGAACGATTACCATATGGGGCCGGGAGAACTTAACGTGATGAACCCGGACGAGGACGTGACGTTTGCCGAGCCTACCCACCCGAACGGAAGCTTTGAAAAGTTCACGGCTGCGATAAGCACCCAGGTAGGGGCCGCGCTGGACCTCCCGGTCGAGCTGGCACTAAAGTCCTTTAGGAGCTCCTACAGCGCAAGCCGGGCTTCCCTGTTAGAGGGCTGGAAGGGATTCCGGATGCGCCGGCAGTGGCTGGCGGATGATTTCTGCCGCCCCCTGTATGAAGTGTGGATGAGTGAAGCGGTTGCCAGGGGGCGTATCTATGCACCCGGCTTTTTTAGCAATCCGGCCATCCGTGCGGCATACCTGGGCAGCGAGTGGATTGGGCCGTCACAGGGGCAGATTGACCCGGTGAAGGAAATCACGGCGGAAATCCTTGCGTGCGGCGAGGGATTCTCAACCCATGAGCAGAGCACCATCCGCCTGAATGGAGGGCAGTGGGACGCGAACGTGGAACGGCTGCAGCGCGAGGCGGAGAAACTGGGCGGCCGGGACCCGGACCCCCACCAGGATGACGGGAGCACGCCGGGCGCAGCACAGCACGGCAGCCTGCATGATCCCGGAAGTGCCCAGGGCCTCAATGCGGCAGCCATACGGAGCCTGGTAGTGGAGGAACAGATCAGGCAGTCCATCAAAGGAGGACAAGCGGATGAAACATAAGTTGACCATGGGGCCGGTTGCGGTCCCAAAAGCAGACACGGTCCCGAAATTCTGGAACATGGCCAGCATCAGCGATGAGGAAGGGGAAATCACCCTCTACGGGGACGTGATGAGCCAGCAGCCCATTGACTGGTGGACAGGGGAACCGGAGCCGGGGCTGTATATCACGCCGGAGGGATTCATGGAAGACCTGGCAGCGGTCAGGGATAAGGGACGCATCACGGTCAGGCTGAACAGCTGTGGCGGCGATCTGTACACCGGGATTGCAATCCACAACGCCTTAAAATCACTTCCTGGACAGGTAAACGTAGTCGGGCATTGCGGCCAGCGCGGCCAGCGTGATCATGTGCGCCGGCGATACCGTGACGGTGTACCCCGGATCCCTAGTGATGATTCATGGCGTGAGCGTGTATCTGTGGGATACCGTAAATATCCAGGACATGAAACAGCTGATGAAAAGCATGGATGCCAGCGAACGGGCGGTGGCGGAAATCTATAACGGCAAGACCGGGCTTGATACCGATGCCTTAAGGAACATGATGGCAAAGGAAACATGGATGACCGGGCGCGAGGCGGTTGAGAAGGGTTTTGCGGATATCCTGAAGGAAGACGGAAGCGGCCCGGACATGAGCATGAGCGCAGACCGGAAGATCCTGTATGTGAACGGAATCGGGCACAGCGTGGAGGGAATGCGAAACGTGCCGGAAACAATTCCGGTGCAGAAACAAAGACGTGCGAGACCGGCCGTAGGGCCGGCGGCAGATAAAAGACCGGCTAACAAGGCGACAGGATTAGAAGGAGGTAAAAACCATATGACACTAGAAGAACTGAAAGCCCAGGAGCCAGACCTGGTGGGCCGGATTGAGCAGGACGCAAGGAATGCGGCGCAGGCCCAGACCGCCGAGGCGGTAAACGCTGAGCGCGAGCGTCTTGCGGCAATCGATTCCATTGCGGCTTCCATCCCGGACCGGCAGATGGTGATGGATGCCAAGTATGGGGAAAAGCCCTGTACCGCGCAGGAACTCTGCTTTGCCGTTATGCAGAAGAGCGCAGCGCTGGGGCAGAAATTCCTGGAGAATTACGCAAAAGACGGACAGATGTCCAACACGGCCATGGTGGGAGCCGCACCGAACGGAGGCAACAGCATGACCAGGGAAGAGCAGGACGCAGCTGACATCCAGGCGGTTGTAAATGCTTATAATCAGAGCAAAGGAGGCACAAAGTAATGGGAAGACTTGACGAGACCCTGGAAAGCGTAGGTTATGACAACCTGATAGCAGGCGTATACCCACCGACCGAAGTGTTTAGCGTAAAGCTGAAAGCAGGACAGGGCGTGCTTGAGCGCGGGAGCCTGCTGGCGGTCGGAGCAAACGGGATGGAACTGATCAGCGCCACGACCACCGGAAAGGCCAATGCCGTACTGGCGGAACCTGTGGATACAGGGGAGCCGGTAGCGCAGGATGGGGAAGGCATCGGCACAGAGGAAGAGGGCGATGCAGGGACAGTGATGGCGGTTGCATACCGTACCGGACATTTCAATCCCAATGTCCTGATTGTTGCCGATGGATATGAAATCACAGCTGAAGACAAGGAAGCGCTGCGTATTGCAGGGATCCTGCTCTCTGACGCCGTGGAAAACTGATAAGGAGGACAAAGAGAATGGCTTTTAACTTTTATGACACACATACGCTGCTTATGTCCGTGAAGCAGCTGCCGCCGCTGCACACCTTCTTACTGGACCGGTACTTCCCGACCAATGCGGCCAGCGACATTTTTGCAACGGATGACGTGCTGGTGGAGTACAGGAAGGGCTCCAAGAAAGCCGCCCCGTTCGTGGCGCCCCGTAAAGGCGGGATCACGATCCTCAGGGACGGTTACACCATGAAGCGGTTCACCCCGTCCTACATTGCGCCGAAGCGTCCGCTGACCATTGACGACCTGAAAAAGCGCGGGTTTGGGGAAGCCCTTTATCCCAACCTGTCCCCTGAACAGCGCCAGGGCGTGATTATGATGGGCGACCTGGACGAGCTGAGGAACATGAACCTGCGCAGGAAGGAAGCCATGGCTGCCGAGGTGATCTTCACCAACGGCTGCATCATGGATGAGTACATAGATGACCTGCATAACTTCGAGGAGCGCGAGGTGCGCTACTATGACGGGGATGTCAATCCTGCCACCTATACCCCGGCAGCGGACTGGGATACCAACGAAGCGTCCGGCAGGCAGATGTTGAATGATGTGGCCGCCATGATCTCCATGCTGACCTCCCGGGGCCTGCCGGCAACGGAAGTGCTTGTGTCCCCGGACGTGGCGGATGTGGTCCTGGCCAATGAATGGATCATGAAGCTGCTTGACAACCGCCGTTATGAGATGGGCGGGGTCAGCCCGGAACTGCTTCCATCCGGCGCATCCAAGATCTGCCGCCTGAACATTAAAGGCAGGATGATTGATTTCCTAAGTTACGAGGACACCTATACGGAAGTGGACGGAACCGTGAAGCCGTTCATCCCGGCAGGCATGATTGCCGTATGCGCCCCGAATGCAGGCCGTACTGTTTACGGCGCAATCACCCAGGTGGAGCAGGCAGACGGGGAGTTCCATACCTATGCGGCCGTGGACGTGCCGAAGTACTTAAGTGACGCTGCACATAACGTACGCGAGCTGATGCTGAGCAGCGCACCGTTATGCATGCCAAACAACGAAAACCCATTCATCACTGCCAAAGTGTTAAATGAATGATCCTGACGGAAGGAGGAATGCACGATGAGAAAGATCAGAGTAACCCAGGGAGGCTGCGGCATCTCATACACAGACGCGAACGGGAATGCGAGGTACGCGCTTAAGACAGCGGAGAGCGGCCCCTTTGATTGTGACGATGCCCAGGCCGAACGCTTGATCCGTCTGGGCGTTGCACAGGCAGTAGGGGAGACAGCGGAAAAAACCGGGGCAAAACCAATGGGCATCCTGTCAAAGAGGCAGCTGAATACAATGGGCATTGACCAGTTAAAGCAGATGGCTGCCGACATGGGGATTGACGGTCCTGACTGCAAAAAGAAAGGGGACTGGGTCAATGCAATCACGGCCCAGTCCGTCCAGCCGGGGGATGAGGAAGAAATGCCCGGTTCCCCGGACGCGGCGGAAATGATCGTATAAGGAGAGGACGGAAGATGGAAAGCAGCTTTAAGGAAATGCTGAAAGAGGATATCGTAAACGTATTCTTCAATCTGGAGGAGTTTGGGGAGATCCATACCGTTAACCGGAAAGAAATGTGTGTGATCATAGATGACAGCGAACAGGTGGAACGTGAAAAGAAGCAGGGAGACGGCAGGGAATGGAACCAGGGCGTATATGAACGGAAAACGGTTCTTTACGCAATGGGGAAAGACTTCGGCCCTCTCCCAGCTGTGGGCAGGAGCCTCCTCCTGGATGGAGTCGTGTACCTGATCACGGCGGCGGAAAATGAGGACGGGGTTTATGTGATCAGTCTGGAGGCGAACCGGTCATGAAGGAAATGTTTGTGATCACGCCCAGTGTGGAAGAGATGGAAAAGATCAGGGAGGCGTTGCGCAGGATAGCCCCCGACCAGCAGACAAAGATCCTCAGGAAAGCCCAGAGGGAAACGGCGAAACAGGCCAGGGAACGGCTGGTGGAACGGGCAAAGGAATCCTATACGGTAAAAAACGTGGGATTCAGAAAAGAGATGACGATCCGGCAGCGCGGAGGCTCATCCGCTTCGGCGGCCATCATCTACTCTTCCGGCCACCCGCTCCCCCTTATCCAGTTTAAAACATCGCGGCGGGCAGGGGTGGCAAAGGCCCAGGTCGTAAAGTCGGGACACTTAAAAACGCTGAGGCGTTCATTTATCAATAACATTGCAGAAAAAGATTCGGTCAGAAGACGGGATACTGCAAAAGGGAAGAAAGGAAGCCTCATCAAGCATTTTGGAGTGGCCGAGAGACAGGGAAAGGCCCGTCTGCATATCGAAGAGAAATACAGCAATTCCGTTCCTGTCATGCTGGGAAGTGGTAAGCATGTATACGGGATCGTGGAACCGCTCATAGGCAGCGATCTGCAGAAGAACCTGGAACGCTTTGTCAGCCAGGCGTTAGGAAGCTAAGGAGACTAAGATGACCATTAATGAATTACAGCGCATGCTGATCGAAGAGATTGAAGCGCTGACAAAGGACATGCAGCTGGTAAACAAGAAGGGCGCGGCCCGTTTAAAGGGATATCCCCAGGCCCTTCCCATTGCCCCGGCATTTGAGGAAGAATTGTCCGAGGACGGCGCATTGGTCATGGATGATGACATGCTGTTCCCGTATTTCATTGTCCGAGCGGAGACCATTGAGTACCGCAGGGAATCAAAAGACATGGGTGAGGCAAACCAGGCGGATCTGTTCATTGCATTTGCCATCTATGATGACGATCCCGGTCTGAAAGGATATTTCACCCTGACGGCGGTTATGGAACGGGTGATAAAGCGGTTCCAGACAAATACAGTGCTGGGGCCTTTTTTCTGCGACCGCAAGATGGACATGGCGTTCCAGGAAGACAGCACCTACCCGCACTTTTACGGAGCCATGGAAATGCAGTGGTATCTCCCGGACATCAGCATGGATCCGGGGATTGAGGAGTTTTTATGAGCAGGAAAAGCAGAGAAAGCAGAAAGACAGTTGTATATATCGGGCCAAGCATGGAAGGGATCATCGTGACGGGGACGGCGCTTTGCGGAGGTTATCCGCCCAAGGTGCAGGAAATAATCACGGAACAACCGTTCCTTGCGGACCTGTTTGTGCCGGCGGGAAAGCTGGCGGAGTATAAGAAAGAGCTGCGCGATCCGGACAGCAGTCTGCATACGCTGTATGAGCGCGCAAGAAAAAGGAGGCAGACAAATGGCTTATAAACACGGAATTGAAGTGACGGAAAAGGCGACATCGTTCCCCAGTCCCCTGTCAACGCAGTATGCAGTGCAGGTGGTCTTCGGCACGGCCCCGGTCAACCAGGCGGCTGATCCGGCTGCGGCAGTCAACCGTCCCATCAAGGCGGCTACCTTTGAGGAAGCCCAGGAAGCATTGGGATACAGCGAGGACTGGGAGAAGTATACGCTCTGCCAGAGCATGTATGCAAGCTTTAAACTGGCCCAGGTAAGCCCCGTCATCTTCATCAATGTGCTTGATCCCGCAAAGCATGTGAAGGATCTGGAAGAAACGGCATGCGCGGTCAAAAACCACCAGGCAACCCTGGAAATTGCCGGGGTCCTGTTGGAAGGACTGGCCGTCAAGGCACAGACCGGTGTCACGGTTACCGGGATGGCACTGACAGGCGAGGCGGAGGTAGGGGACATTGAGACAGCGGAACTGATCCCGGGAACGGACTACCTTGCCGGCTTTGATGGCCATGGACACCTGGTCCTTACCCTGCTTGGCGCAGGGGAGGCCTATGATGCGGGGGAACTGACCGTATCCGGCAGGGTATTGGCGCCTGAAATGGTGACCGGGGAGGACATCATCGGTGCCTATGACGTATCCACAGGTGCGGAGAGCGGCCTTGAGGTATTAAGGCAGGTGTATCCGCGTTACGGCCTTGTACCGGGATTCCTGCTGGCCCCCGGATGGACGGAAAACCCCAACGTTGGAGCGGCCCTGCAGGGCAAATGCGAAGACATCAGCGGTGCATTCAGAAGCATGTGCCTGCTTGACCTGGACACCGCAAGGGCATGCAAGTACACGGACTGTGAACAGGTAAAGGATGGGATGGGCTACAATGATGAACACGCAATTATCCTGTGGCCGCGCGTGACACTGGACGGGAAACAGTACGCCTACTCGGCTGTTTATGGGGCAATGGCCAGCTACCACACGGCGGCGAATGATGACGTACCTTACCTGTATCCGTCCAACAAGGAACTGAACGTGGACGGCGCCGTATTGGCGGACGGGACCGGGATCCTCTTAGACCAGGTACAGGCAGGGGTGTTAAACGGGGCAGGGGTGGTCACCGCATTCCATGACACCGATTGGAAGTCCTACGGAAACAATACCGGCTGCTATCCCGGCAATACGGACCCGAAAGACCGCTGGATCGGATGCAGGCGCATGTTTGACTATGTGGCCAACTACTTCACTGCGGAATACCGCAAGAGGCTGGACGGCAACATGAACCGGAGGACGATTGACGACATTGTGAACAGCTTCAACATCTGGGGCAACGCCCTGACGGCAGCCGGGATGTGCGCGGGCCTGTACGCAGAGTACCGCAGCGGGGAGAACACGCTGGAGGGCGTACTGGCCGGACACCTGAAGCTGCACATCTATCTTGCGCCGTTCACACCGGCAGAGTACGTCAACGCCGTCATGGAGTTTGATGTGTCCGCCCTGGAAGGCGCGCTGGAGTAAAGGAGGAAGACCATGTTCAAGACACACTTAATGAACCGTTTCAACGTCTACAAAAACGGGACCCAGCTGGTCGGGATTGCTGAAGAGTTCACGCTCCCGGAGGTCACGAACCTGACGGACAGCCTGGAGGGGGCGGGAACCGGCGGCACGATGGATATCCCGGTGGTCGGCCTGGTCGAAGACATGGAGATGGAGATCTCATTCTCCTCCCTGTGCGAGGATATCTTCTCGGTCATGGACCCCACGGAGGTTGCGGACATCACCTTAAGCGGCTGCCTCCAGGGGCAGGATGCAGGGACCGGTGCGATCAAGTTTCAGCAGATCAGCGTTTCCGTGCGCGGCCTGGTCAAGAAGTTCACCCCGGGCAGCATGAAGGCAGGAGCCAAAATGGGCAGCTCCGTTACCCTGGGTCTCAGCTATTACAAGATCGTACTGGACGGGAAGACCATGCTGGAGATTGACCGTTTTAACGGGGTCTATACGGTCAACGGCAATGATGTCTTAAAAGATGTCCGCAATATGTGTTAAAGGGAGGCAGACCATGGCAGAAACAAAGACAGAGACGAAAGCAAAGAAGGATTACCTGGAGCTTGACCTGAAGGAACCGGTGGAGTACCAGGGGATGACAATCACGAAGCTGGACATGAGGAAGCTGAGGGAGATGAAGGGGCGCGACCTGAACGTGCTCTATAACCTGTACGGCTCCCTGGGAGGGACGGAGACGGTCCTGCAGGAGGGGACGCTGCTGTTTGCCCAGGTCGCGGCATCCAGGGCCTGCGGCCTTCCGGTGGAGGCGGTCATGGAGCTTAGCGCACGTGATTCCATCTACCTGAAATCCAGGGTATACCGTTTTTTTTACGGTACGGAATAGCAGGCGCGGAGGACATCACGCGCTTAAACCGTCTGTACATAGCCGCAGGACGCTACACGAAAGCGGGGCCGCAGTTTTTTTACGACCTCCCGCTTGAGGAGGCGCTGCGGTTCGTGCGTGATGCATCGCAGACAGCCAAGGAAGAAAGGCGGGAGGCCGAACGGTTAAGGAGGAGGCGTTAGGATGGCAGGAAAAAAGAATTACGAGCTTGAGATCATGATATCCGGCGGGACTGATTCGTCCCTCGCCGCCTCCATCAAAAAGGCCCGCAAGGAGATTGACAGCCTGGAGCGGAGCGCCCATCTATCCGCAAAAGGGATGGATGACGCGTTCGGCGGAATGAGCATCAAGGGCATTGACGCTTTGGGCGGAATGTCGGACAAGGTCTTCGGGGCAATGATCAAAGGCGGGGCCGCAGCGGCAGCCGGGCTTGCGGCCGGACTCACGGCGGCCACCAATGTAGGCATGGGCTTTGAAAGCCAGATGGGCACGGTACAGGCCATTTCCCAGGCATCGGAAGCGGATATGCGCAAGCTGACCGCCCTGGCGAAAGAGATGGGCGAAACCACCCAGTTCTCAGCGGAGGAAGCAGGAAAGGGCCTTGAATATATGGCAATGGCCGGATGGAAGACCCAGGACATGATTGGCGGCCTTCCGGGCATCATGTATCTGGCAGCCGCCTCCGGTGAGGACTTAGGAAGCGTGTCCGATATCGTAACGGATGCAATGACCGCCTTCGGGATGCAGGCGGATGAAGCAGGACATTTCGCAGATGTATTGGCGCAGGCCTCCGCGAGTTCCAACACCAATGTGGCTATGATGGGGGCAACCTTCCAGTATGTGGCCCCGGTTGCGGGAGCATATGGCTATATCATTGAAGATGTGGCGATTGCCACCGGCCTGATGGCTAATGCAGGTATTAAAGGTGAGAAGGCAGGAACGGCCATGCGTACCATGCTGACCAACCTGGCAAAGCCTACCAAGCAGATGCGGGGATACATGGAGGCGCTTGGCATCTCGTTGACGGACAGCGAAGGGAAGATGAAGGATTTCCGGGAGCTGACAACTGACCTGCGCAGCGCCTTTGCAGGCCTGACCAAAGCCGAGAAAGCGGAGTATGCAGCCGGGATCGCAGGAAAGGAAGGAATGTCCGGCCTGCTCGCCATGGTCACGGCATCAGAAGATGATTTCAATGACCTGACGCAGGCCATTGACAATAGTGAAGGCGCAGCCCAGAAGATGTCGGAAGTGCGCCTGGACAACCTGGCCGGAGATTTAACCCTGCTTGGAAGTGCGGCCCAGGGGTTGGGGATTGAAGCATATGAGGGATTCTCGGATGTCCTGAGGGGGCTGACACAGGATGCGACTGGATGGATTACTACGTTCACGGGAGAATTACGGGAGGATATGCCGACCATCCGAAGGCAGGTAAAGCAGTTTGGAGGAGACCTCCGGGAAGGGTTTCAACCTGTTGTAGATTTCGGAGGCTGGTGCCTGGAGAATCCAGAAACCATAAAGGGGGTCCTTACAGGGATTGTGACGGCGCTGGGGGCTTTCAAGGGTGCCCAGGTAGCAAAGGACGGATTTGGGATGTTGTCCAGTCTGTCCTCCATGATAAGCGCCTGGCCGGTTGCGGCATTCGGACTGACAGTCGGTGCAATTGCCGGAATCGCAACCACGGTAAAGGAAACTAATAAGCGGTTAAAAAAAGAAGATTTGGCAAAACGGTTTGGGACGGTCAGCCTTTCCATGGAAGAACTGAATGAAGTCGCCCGGCTGATTGTTGATGATGGAAACATGGGCAAGGCTGCGGAAGCGATTGGCGAGCTGTCCAAGGCATTTGAGGACTCAAGTAAAGACCTGGAACGCCTGAACTGGAAAATCGGGATGGGCCTTGAGCTGGATAAAGGGGATAAGGAAACCTATGCGGCAGCCATCGACCAGATGGTTCAAGGGGCAATCAGGATTGCAGAACAATCCCAATACACAGCCCAAATCAGTGTGCATGCGTTGTTTGGGACGGAAAGTGAGGAAGGAAATACCCTTCTGGAAGGCTTTAACGGGATGTATGCATCCATCAATGAAGAGGTACGGGCACTTGGAACCCAGCTGGGGGATGCATACCGCATTGCGATGGAGGATGGAATCATTAATGTGGATGAAGCCAAAACCATCCAGGGGCTGCAAAAGAAGCTTGCCGAAGTCACCCAGGAGGTATCCCAGGCCCAGTTTAACGCCAAACTGGACCGAATTGCCGGACAAAACTTAGGAAAAGAACTGGACCCTGAATCATTTAGAAATGTCCAGGCACAGATACAGGAAACGATTGAAGAACAGAAAGCGGCCCTGGGCCAGTCCTTGGAGTGGAGCCTTGCAAGCGTTGAGATGCAGGCCTCCAGGGAAAACAAGGGCAAAGGGTGGATTGACGAGCAAAAAGGGAATATATGGGACGCCTATAACTCCCTGACGATGGGGATGGACATGCGGGCGCTTACATTTTCAACGGAATCCATCATGGATGCGTACGCCGATACACTCGCAAAGGCAATACCGAATCTTCAAGACGGTTTGGACACGGCGTTACAGATTTCACAGGGGCAGCTTGAAGAAGGATATCCCGAATATGCGTTCAATCCAGACATCATCAAGGGAAACCTGGGATTAGACGAAATACCGAGGGCGGCACGGGACGGAATGAAGGACTTGTGGAAAGCCATGGAACCGGACTATGACCAGATGCAGGAGACGGTGCAAAGCTATACGGAAGCTGGAAAGGCGATACCGGAGGCCGTGTCAAAAGGCCTGATGGATGCCACTGTAATCGGCGCGATTGCAGGAGACAAGGAAGCCATCATGCAGCTGCTGGCCATAAAGGGGAGCCAAAGTCCGGAATATCAAGAAGTCATTAAGGCGGCGCAAGAAAAGGGAACCAAGGTCCCGGAAGAAATAGCCGCTTATATAGACAATAGCTCCGGAGCCGTGGATGAATCCGTGGAGCAACTGGGGCGGCTGACCAAGGAAGCGCTGGACCGGCAATTTGGAATGATGAGCGTGGATGGAAACCTGGACGTGAACCTGTCCGCGAACCTAAATATATATTCGCCGCACAAGAATGCAAACCAGTTGTTTTCTGAGGTGAATGAAAACACATCAAAAAGCAAGATTCCGGGGTATGCAGAAGGAGGCCTGATTGCATCCCCAACGCTCTCATGGTTTGCAGAGAAGAGCCCGGAAATGGCAATCCCTATTAATGATTCCGCCCACTCCCTTTCCTTGTGGCAGGAAACGGGCCGGATGCTGGGAGTTGACTATGACGGGATGACAAGAGACCTGACAGAGGGGACAGCAAGGAACAGTACATTTGCGCCCGTATTCAGCCCAGTGATCCAGATACAGGGCGGAGACAATGCGGAAAGCCAGTTCTCAGCAGAAATGGATGAAGCGTATGAACGGTTCGTGGACTTCATGGAGCGGTTCCAGAAAGAGCAGTACCGGCCAGCGTTTTAGACAAAAGGAAAGAGGGCCCGAGCCCTCCTTCCTTACCCGATATGAAGCTGGGATTTTAATGCATCCTGCAGGACCTGGGAAAAGTTGATGCCATGTTCCAGGGCGGCGGCGTTCAACCAGGCAGGTAATGTCACGGTGCGGTTGACTGAACGGTTGATATTGGCCTGACGGATGGATGGCATATAGACATCAACCAACACAGCACGTTCATTTGGTTGTGCTTTTACTTGGGATAAAGGAGTAGGAGCGGGGATATCCTCCCCGTCCTCTTCCAAACCATAAAGGACGCAGCCTAAAAGTTCTCTTGCGGACAGGAATGCATCATCATCATTTACACCGCTGGTAGCACATTTCAGGTCGGGAAAATCAACAGCAATTTCCTGGCCGGATTCATAAGTGAAAACGGCAGGATAGAAATAACGGTCTGCTTTTTTCATGAAATAGCCTCCTTGATTGAATTAGACGGGAGGGAGCCGGGGCTACCGGAATGTCAGCCCCGATTGCTCCTCAATGCGCTTTAGTGTTGGCAGTGGGATGTCCTTGTCAGGATGTTTAACCGTGGTACGTCCCTTCTTGGTTGGATGTTTGTATTGGTGGTGGCTTCCCACTACATTTACCTCATACCAGCCATCTGCTTTCAGCGCTTTGATGATTTCCCGTGATGAGTAACTTTTCATCTGTATGTCCTCCTGACAATACAATAATAACACATATAAAAGTATTTGTCAATAAGGAGAACAAATATTTTTATATGTGCGAAGGAGACCAATATGTGAAGGAGCGAGAGAATCATGGCAGGAACCTATAAAACCATCCAGGGAGATACCTGGGACATGATTGCAAAGGAAGTATATGGCGCGGAAAAGCATCTGGATTACCTGATGGCCAACAATTTTTCCCTGCTGGATTACTTTATCTTCCCAGCAGGGGTATCCGTCAACGTACCTGACCTGCCGGTATCCAGCGTGGACGATCTCCCGGCGTGGAGACAGTAAGGAGGCAGACATGACAGCAGTGCGAAAAAAATCCATGAGTATTGTTTACAACGGCGTGGAGGCATGGGCTGACCTCTCGCCCTACCTGGAAAAGTTCACATACACGGACAGCGTGGATAGGTCGGACACGATCGCCATATCACTGTCGGACAGGGACCTCAAGTGGGTAAACTCATGGATCCCCCAGAAGGGTGACGTGGTCCTGCCCTCCATCATCCTGGAAAACTGGAACCACGAAGGGGAGAGGATGACATTTGCCTGCGGTTCGTTCACCGTGGACGATTTTTCATTCAGTTCCCCGCCTCTGGCCGGAAGCATCAACGGCGTATCCGCCCCGGTAAACTCCAGTTTCAAGGAGACGGAAAGGACCCGGACGTGGGAAGCCGCCACGATACAGGTGATTGCTGCGGAGCTGGTCGGGAAGTACGGCCTGACCCTGACGTATGATGCGGATGACATCCAGGTCAGAAAGATGGAGCAGGGCGGACAGTCGGACAGCGAGTTTCTGAGTGCACTGTGCAAGAAGTACGGGCTTGGAATCAAAGTATATTCCAACCGCCTTGTAATCTGGGATTATAAGCGTTACTACCGGCAGGCACCCGTGATGACGCTGTGCCAGACGGATGTGTCCAAATGGGAGTATAAGAGTACCATGCAGGGGACTTACACGGGAGCACAGGTGAGCTATACAAATCCGGCCACCAAAAAGACCGTTGATGTACTGGTGGGAACGGAAGAACGGCTGTATAAGACGACCCAGAAGGCAGACAGCGAAGCGGATGCAATCCTGATCGGGGAGGCGGCCATCCTGGAAGCCAACCGGAAGGAAACGACCATGCAGCTGACGCTTTCCCCAAAGCTGTCCCTGATGGCCACGAAGACGGTACAGCTGTCCGGGTTCGGTCGGATGGACGGGCCGTACTTCATCAACAGTGTCACACATACGATCTCCAGGAAAGCCTACAGCATGAAGGTACAGTTATCACGCATACTATCTGACGATACAGGAGGGGACAGCGGAGGAGATACCGGCGAAGTGGGCAGCACAGGAACAGGGAGCCAGGCTTATATTGTCCAGAAGGGCGATACCCTGTGGGATTTGGCGGGGCAGTTTTATGGCTCCCCATCCAGATGCACGGAGATTTACGCAGTAAACCAGGAAGTGATTGAAGCGGCAGCAAAGCAGCATGGAAAAAACAGCAGCAACAACGGCTATTGGATATGGCCGGGAACCACGCTGACGATACCGGGGAGGTGATGCAATGGAAGATGTGATAAGGGTCGGGCTGATATCGACCGTGGACAGGGAACATGGGACTGCACAGGTATATTATCCGGACCGGGACAGCGTGACCGGGCAGCTGCATCTGTTTGCCTTCCGCGCGGAGTTTGATCCCCCCGCAGTGGGGGACCAGGTGGTGGTGGTCCATCTGTCCAATGATACCAGCACCGGGGTCATCCTGGGGCGGTTCTGGGGGGATGCGGATCCCCCACCCTCCGCGGACTATCAGAAGGAGATGGCCCCGGGGATAAGCGGGCGCGTACAGGGAGCCGTATACACGCTTACAGCCCCCGAGATCATACTGAGCGGAAGCGCCGGAAGCATGAGCCTTTCGGAACTGGTCAGCCTAAGACAGAGAGTGGAACGATTGGAGGCGGATGACGGATGATTGGACTATTGGGAAGCGTCCGTTTCAGGGTGTCGGAGAGACAGGTCCTGACGTTTAAGAACCTAAAGAGGGAAATCTCGTCCACCTGGAACAGCACGGACCGGATCGGGCAGAAACCGTTGGTGGAATACGGCGGTCCCGACTTACAGACGGGTTCCCTGGAGATTACGGTGGATGCGTCCCTGGGGGTGAGGCCCAGGAAGCTCCTGCGGACCCTGGAGCGGATGACGGAATCAGACCAGGCTTATGATTTAGTCCTGGGCAAAGAGCGGATCGGGAGCCATCCATGGGCGGTCACAAAGTGCTCCCAAGCCTATGATGTGATCCTGCGCGGCGGGGAGATTTATCGGGCCACCATGACACTGTCCCTGCAGGAATACGTTTAAGGAGGTGGTGCGGATGGAACGGTTCAAGATCACGGTGACGGATACGGAATACGCAGAAGAACTGACAAGGACGCTCACGACCTTGTTCGCAACACGGGCCGGCAGCCAGCCGGCAGACCGGGACTTCGGTATAGACTGGGGCTTACTTGATGAAATCCCGGAAGTAGCGGAGAGCCTGTTTGCCCTGGAGGCCATTAAAAAGGTAGAAAAGTACGAACCCAGGGTGGAGGTCAGCGATATCGTTTATGGGCATACACAGGGGGCCATGACGGCCCATATCTATCTTACGGCAAGGGAGGCGGGATGATGGCTGACGGAATGAAGAAGATCACGGACTATCCGGATGTCAGCTTCATTGACGGGATCAGTTTTACACAGCTGCAGGAGCAGATGGTCCAGGATTATGAAGAACGGTATAAGGAACTGACCGGAAAGGAGACCTCTCTGGCAGCGGCGGATCCATACCGTCTGATTTTGTACGCCGGGGCGGTTGCAATGTATCAGGGATACCAGTATACGGACAAGGCAGGGAAGATGGGGCTGCTCAAATACAGTACCGGGGATTTCCTGGACAGCCTGGGAAGCCTTAAGGGTGTCGTAAGGAATGAGGCAGCGCCTGCACAGACCACCCTGCGTTTCACCCTGGCCGAAACAATCAGCCAGACGGCCACGATTCGTTCGGGGATACGGGTGAAGGGCTTAGACCTGTACTTTGAAACAACGGAGCAGGGAGAAATACCGCCGGGAGAGCTTTCGGTGGATGTTCCCGCCCGGTGCCAGACAAGTGGAACAGCCGGAAATGACTTTGTTCCCGGAGGGATCACAACAATCGTGGATCCCCTGCCCTACACACTGAGCGTCGCCAACATAACAGCAACTTCGGGCGGCTGTGACCGGGAGACGGATGAGGAACTGGCAGAACGTATTTATCTGGCCCCTTCCAGCTATTCAACCGCGGGGCCAAAGGCAGCGTATGAATACTGGGTAAGGACCTTCAGCCCAGCCATCAACGAATGCTGCGTCCTGTCGGAATCCCCCGGCGAGGTGGATATCTATCTTATGGTGGATGGGGAACTTCCGGAAGATGATTTCATGGAACGGCTGGAAGCGTATCTGGAAAATGAGGGCATACGCCCATTAACGGACCATGTAGTGGTAAAAAGACCGGAAACAGTAACATACAATATCGACCTGACGTATTTTATCCGAAGTGACGACAGGGACGCAGAGGTTACCATCAGGGGGGCGGTGGAAACAGCGGCCGGAAACTTCATTGCATGGCAGAAGAAGATAGGACGGGATGTCACGCCGGCGCGGCTGGTCTACGAGGTCATGCAGGCCGGGGCGCAGTCAGTGGAAGTAACGGAACCGGTCTACGCAGAACTGAGTGACACACAGATTGCAATCGTGGGAACAGCTGTGCTTAACTATGGAGGGCTGCGGGATGGTTAAACTGGAAAACGGAGGGATTAAGGATATCCTTCCCGCTAATCTGCTCACGCCGGAAACGCTGTCCGTCAGCTATGCGTTTGAGCAGGCACAGAAAAAGATGTTTGAATATGTCCAGGCCCTGCATCTGTATGCAGGGATTGGGCAGGTACCGGAACGCATCCTTGACCTGCTTGCACTGGAACTTGGCACACAGTACTATGACCAGACACTGGAACGCAGCGCCAAGGAACGTCTGGTCACGCGGACGCTTGTCTGGTACATGCATGCAGGCACTCCTTCCGTGCTAAATGAGTTCCTGGGGACCGTATTGGAAGGGGGATCCATTGAAGAGTGGTATGCGTATGGCGGGAAGCCGTATTATTTCCGTGCATATGTCCAGACAGGAGACAGCCAGATTCCGCTGAGGTATGGAACAAATGTGAAGCGGTGTATCGGGATTTATAAAAATGTCCGTTCATGGCTGGAATACCTCATGTTCATTACAGAAAGCGAGTTTGAGGTCCCGATTGAGTACGGGAACCATGTGACATTTGGCGGAAGATGGTATCCGCTGGGAGATGTACCGCTCAAGCTGGACGGGAAGTGGAAACTGGATGGAGGGAAAAAGCTCAGCCGCTACATAGAGCCGGTTGACCATTACCATTCCAGGCTCACAGTAGGCACGTGCTTTTTAGTGAATACGGAATATGAAAGCGGCGGCACTGCCACCAGGACAGGAATACCGGTTCCTGTGGAAGGAAGGACGGAGGCGGTCATATTTACGGGAAAGACGGAGCCAAAACTGGAGCATTCTTCCAGCCTTACACTTAAGAGCCGAAAAACCGTAAATATCCAGACAGGGGACATACGGATTACGGTAAACAATAAGCTTGACAGCACCTGGAAGCTGGATGGAACAAGAAATTTAAACGGAGGCCTGTACCTGAGATAAGGCAGGCCGGAAAGCGAGGAAAAAATGGCAGCAATTAAAGGCGTAATCACAATAACCGGGAAAATGAAGCTGTGTGAAGCACATGCAGGAGTAAGGACACTTGCGCCAATCACGCAGATGGCATTCGGAGACGGAGGCGTGGACGAAAACGGAACGCCGAAGGCCGTTATGGGAGATGAGACGGCCCTGTACAACGAACTGATGCGCAAGAATGTGGGAGAACCGGTCTTTATCAATGACGAACATACGACATGCCGTTATTCAGCAACATTGGAAGATGACGATCTTGTAGAAAAGGAAATATCGGAACTTGCATTATATGACTCCGAGGGTGACATGGTCATGATTCAGACATTCCTTCGCAAAGGTAAGGATGAGGGTATATCACAAACATATGAAGTAGATGAGATTTTCTAAGGAGGCATGGATATGGGATTTTGTACGATTGCGGACCCGCCGGTATACACGGAAGAAATTGAACACTGGACGCGGGAAACGGATGCGGACGGAGAAGCCATGGGCGGTGTCATTGAACAGCTGGCGAATAATGACGCGTACTTGAAACAGAAGATGGACGCTACGAATAGGGCAGTGAATGCCCTGAGGAATGACAAACAAATTACCATCCCTGCATTCACGCAGTCCGCTGCGCCATACACAGCGGACATAAAAGTACAACATCTTAAGACAACAGATGCGATTGAGCTGTATGCGGGACTAGTAAAGAGCGACAGCAGCCTTACGGCGGCGCAGAAAGCAGAAAAAATAAAAATACGAAGAAAATACCTGAACATGATTGATGATGCAGAGTGTAATACAGATGGCATATTGACGGTAACCTCCTACAGCAAGAAACCGGCCACGGAATTTGCTGTATGGTTAAGGGGCTGTTCGGCTGAGTAAGAAGGGAGGGACGAAGATTGAGAGCAATCATACATGGAAGTGGAGGGGCTGACCTTGACCTGGTGACGGCAACGGCAGCCGACATACGAAAAGGTAAGGTGATTGTTGATAAGGATGGAAACCCCTTAACCGGTACCATGGCTGAAAAGCCAGCGGCCACTTATACCCCTAAGACGACCAACCAGGTGATTGCAGCCAACCAGTTCTTAGCTGGCGCACAGACCATCAAAGGGGATGCCAACCTGATATCAGCCAACATCAAAAGCGGAAAGAGCATCTTTGGTGTTGCTGGTAATCTGGTGGACTATACATACCTGGCACAGGCACAAACGCCTTTTTGAATGGGGCGTTCTCAGGTGTTTTTGCTGGGGGCGCCCTGGTATGCATAGAAGGGGTTGCTGGAGGGGTCCAGACGGTCAGCGCCTGGACCAGTAGTAGTTATGGTCATGGAGAGAGCACGGAATCTGTAAGGGGCTATAGCCTGGGTGACTGGAATCTGTATGAGAACAGCGGCTCGTCAGAAGCTAAAATCAACAAAAAGGTCCATCTTGGGCCATTCCGCCGGATTACGGTAAGTGGATTCGGATACTGGACAAAACGTGGTACCAGGGGGACACTTTGGTTATGCCTGCATAAAGGGAATTCGCCGTCTGGCATCGGGTCTGAATATGCTTATACGGATTATGTATGGCGTAGTTACAGCAGTGATAGCGATTATGATTATGGGTATTACAAAAATGCCTGTGCTTTAAGCGTATCCATTGATGTGAGCAAGATCAATGAGGCCAGGGGGATTTCGATAGCTCTCGGAGCCGCAAGTACTGGGAACGGTCCGGGCCCATTCCTTATAACGTCCATCCGATTTGACACATAAAAAGAAAGGTGAGGTATATGACATGCAGATACCCACGGACATCATGGTGGCGCTCATCGGCCTGGCAGGCAGCGCATTCGGAGCTTTCATTGGTGTGCTGGCATCCGCCAAGCTGACCAATTACCGGATTGAGCAGCTGGAAAAGAAGGTAGACAAACACAATACGGTGATTGAGCGTACATACAAGCTGGAGGAGGCACAGGCGGTCATCCAGGAGCAGATTAAGGTTGCCAACCATAGGATTGGTGACCTGGAAAAAGAAAGAGAGGAATAAGATTATGGATATTAATGTAATGATGCAGTATATGTCATATTTGCTGGTTGCCGTTGGATTAATGGCGTTTTTGGTATCGGTCATTACCCAGGTGATTAAAGCATGGCCGGGACTGGACAAGTTACCGACATCGGCAGTGGTTATTGTGTTGTCATTGGTGTTGTGCCCGGTAGCCTTCCTTGCATTGATGGCTTGGAAGAAGCAGCCCGTCACATGGTGGATGATTTTTGGATGCATGATTGCGGCCTTTGTGGTTGCCTTAGTATCCATGGATGGCTGGGAACGGTTAAAAGAAATATGGAGTAGAACAGGTTACAAGAAATAAAAGAAAAGAGGAAAAGACATGGCAAACATGTTAGGACATGTAGACAAGAGAGCGGCGGAGCAGAGGGCAAATGATGCGGCACAGAACGTAAGGCCCAAGGGCGCCCAGGACACAGCCTATGTGACCACAGGCCCAGGAACCGGAAAGACGGACGAACGGAACGAGCCGGAAGCGGAATGACTGAACAGGAGTGATGAGAAATGACATACATACCACACGAATGGATGAACAAAGAGCTGATTACCGCAGAGAAGCTCAACCATATCGAAAACGGGGTGAAGGAAGCAGGGGAAGCCTCAGGAGGTGAAGCCGCCCAGGGATACGCCAAAGATGCCCAGGCCAGTAAGACAGCCGCTGCCGGTTCCGCTACGGATGCCGCTGAGTCCGCCGCCGAATCGGCACAGTCAGCCGCAGCATCCGCCAAGGCTCTGGAGGATAACAGGGCATACGTGGAGTCACAGAAGGAGACCTTCGTGGGCTATAACAAGCGTGAGACCGACACTAAGTACGCCAATGCCCTGATTGGTTCCGCATCCGGTACCGGGCGGGTCAGCGTGGGGGATGCGTGGGAAGCGCCGGTGACTGACCTGGAGGTTTCGGGCAGGAGTGAGCAGATGGTGACGACCGGGGCGCAGCTGCTGGATATTTCAAAGATTGCTCCGAAAACCAGCGATGGGATAACATTTACCCCTAAAAATGATGGAACGATTGAGTCATCTGGAAGCGCTACTGATTATGCCTACATCCGGCTTTTAGATGACTACCTGGATGCTGGGGATTATTATATCTCGGGATGCCCGGTGGGTGGAAGCTCAAGTACGTATTGCATCAAGGTCATGATTACGGACGGGAACATAACCAGAGCAGTAGTTGATGATGGTGGGGGAGCGCCTATAGCAGTTCCGGAGGGAGCCAGGGTATATTTAGATATAACCTTGAATAGTGGCGTATCTGGCCAGCTGGCTTTCAGGCCCATGTTGAACAAAGGTACGGCCCCTATCCCCTGGGAACCCTACACCGGTGGCAAGCCCTCCCCCAGCCCGGAGTATCCGCAGGAGATTGTGGGTACGGATGTCACATCTATAATGGTGACTGGGGCACAGTTGATGGATACATCTAGGTTAGCAAGAACCCATAACGACGTGACATTTTCCGTTAGGGAGGATGGGGGTATTTTGGTAACCGGAAATACGTTGGAAAAACTGGCTCATACAGCTGTTGTTTCGACTAACCTTTCGCCTGGAACTTACTATGTCAGCGGAAGCGTTCCGGCAGCCGACCCAAAAATATTTGTTAAAGCAAAAAAATGGTATAGCGATGGCAAATCTAATGTTATCAACGACGCCTCCTTTATTGTGGACGGAACCGAATCGAACATAGAATACTTTATCTACATATATCAAGGAGTATCGGATATCAATGAAATAGTATATCCAATGCTTAATGCTGGCCCCACTGCTCTACCATATCAGCCCTACCAGTCCAGGACCGCGGCCATCACCCTGACGGCGCCGTTACGTGGCATCGGGGATTACAGGGACAGGATAATGCGCAGAGGCGGGGAGTGGGGGATAGAACGGTGGATTAAGGAGACCATACTTAACGGTAGCGTAAGTGAAGTCTGGAGATTGTACAATACGGAAGAAAGCGCTGAAGGATTAAGTTTCTTCATCACCTTTTCAGGCTCCGCCCAAAATTTCCATTCCAGTATGTGCGATAAATATAGCAATGTTGCCTGCGCATGGAGAGCAGAGCATAAAAATAAAACTGGTATATATAGTGATCATAATGACAATGTTCTTAAATATTTTCGTCCACCAAATACCGATGTGCGGACAATAGAACAATGGCGTGAATGGCTATCCGCAAATCCGCTGACCATGGTATGTCAGATGACCACCCCCACCTGGGAACCCCTCCCCGCCGTAGCCCAGTCCGCCCTGAACGCACTTACCACCTACACCGGCACCACGCATGTAACCGTAACCGCAGGAGGGCCGGAACCGGATGTGGGGCTGGAGTACGTGCAGGATACAAGGGCGGTGATTGCAGATTTACAGGCATTGCTCGATGAATTGGCACACAGGAGCGGCGGGCAGTACAAGCCGGGGGATGAATTTATCATTTCCGCCGATACAGCCGGATTTGTGACGAGCAGCCGGAGGGAAGTCCGGGTATCGGTTTACACAGATAAGCCTTTGTCTGAGGATATAACGTCCGCAAGCCTTGTATCCGGGAAAGCCAACGTAATCCAGGCCGGTAATTATCTAATCGGAGCTGCGGGTGATGCGACTGACTTACTGGACTATACCTGCAAGGTAACAATCAGGAGCCGTTCCTGCCTGAGTATTTCGATAACCAGCGAGAGCATCTATACGAACAGTGTCAATAACGACGTTGCCGGGGTAATATTGAGAGAAGTACAGATAAAATTTGAATAATGACTTTACAACAGACCTGGGAGCAGTCCCGGGCCTTTTATAACTTCTCGGAATCTCAATAAATGAGATTCCATCCGAAAATTGACAAATGAATATCGTGCAGAAAAAGAAATTAGAGAAAAATGGACATAAACATTGGACATAGCGGGTACTATGCCTT